TTTTCCTATGATATTATATTAAAAGTCGCTACAATAATGTGGTATATAGGACGGTAACTCAGCGGGAGAGTGCTACCTTGACAGGGTAGAAGTCGCGGGTTCGATCCCCGCCCGTCCTACCAGCTTTTAAGTGCTTTTTATATCCGTGAATGTCTTGATATTACTGAGAAAATTCGAATTTGAACACAGTTAGTTGCCTATCGTGGCAAGCTGTGTTTTTTTGTTTCCTACGCGAATCCTACGTGTGTATCACCTACGTTTTTAAGCAAGTTCCCTACGTTTTTCCCCTACATTTCCCTACGTTTTTCGATTAGTTCCCTACGTATTTTTACTGCGTTTTTTGGTGCAAATCATTTCAAAATGTTTCCTTTATTATTTCAAAATATTATAAGTCATTAGGTTCATTATAGGTTATTCTTATAACATGAGATAACAAGGGAACACGCTATATGTAGTCGCTGACAGATAGCTGAACCTAATCTCAACCGCAATACACAGGGGCTTGCATCGCAGCTCACACACAACCGATTGCGGCACTAACTTAATAAGCCCTGTGAACATCTGAGAGTGAGGTGAAAGTCACCTTCAATGTGCGCACACAGGGCAACGCTAATTCCTAGACCTTTCGAGGTCTGTTTTTGTTTACGCTGCTTCTGCTCTCGATCAAGTTGCAGATTGGTTGAGAGTGCTCTCCTTCCTCTTGTAGCTAACCACTACAAGATACTCATTGACCATAGGTGAGTGTGGTGTTGGGATGCGTACAACATTTCAGCATAAAGAATGCAGCTCTTGGGGGTTTGCTACCGCCTTAATAAGAGTAGCAGCATTCCAGTAAGCCTTTGGCAAGTGGGCATAAAGCAAATTGACCTAAGCTGCATGTGTTGCAGTCGCCCCAAAGCAAGGGTGCTAAGGCTTGTACCAATAGGTTAGAGCCCTTCAAAGGCTTGCGGTTGTGCCCAATAAACAGCCGATCATTTATTTTATGAGGTGAGATTATGAATACATGTTTCAAATGTAATAAACCAGGTGTTGCGACGGAATACTGCGATGATTGCTTAATGGGTAGGAATCCAGTAATTGAAAATAACTTCAGATACCATGCACCAAAAGAAGGGCAACCAGCTAAGTACGAAGCTATTCGAAATAAGGCGAAGGAACTGGCTTATCTGATAGAATCAACGGTGCCCAACAGTCGTGAAAAGTCATTAGCTATGACTAATCTGGAACAATCCGTGTTCTGGGCAAATGCGGGAATAGCTCGTAATGAATAAACGATCTAGCCTAGTTGCATACGTGCGCTAGGCTTCTTAATATGCTCGGTGTTGGAATAGGTAGACAATAAAGAGTGGCTGCTCCTTCGTGGAGGTCATGGAACCACGGGTGATACACTCGATAAGGTAGAGCAGCATACAGGGTGCAAATCCCTGTCCGAGCTTCTTAATATGCGTGGTGGCGGAAAGGGTAGACGCGTAGTAGCGGTGTAGCTAATGGCTATGGGTAATATAGTGCTGAAGCTCCAGCAATATCGGGCATAAACGAGATACCGTGAAAATTACCATGCAAGGTTCGATTCCTTGCCCACGCTACTTAAATCAAATTACAGGAGGTACAACATGTTTCCTAGGAAAATATACAGAATCACCTTTGAGTATGACGGTGGACAAGGTGTTTGTTTTTATACGCTTAATCGAAAAGGAAAGTTATCTCCTGGTAATATAGATCAAATCGAAAATGAGCTTTCGGAGGAGTATGGTGTGGATGTGTTTATTACAAATGTCTTCGAGATGAATTAGCACCTTAGGGTGCTTTTTCTTTTGTCACTACTTAATAGTTCATACTGATTGATTGCTAAATATCAATATGATACAATCTAATCACTACAATTATTATGAGGTGGTTAGATAGATGCTTAAGTTAGATGAGGGGAATATTCGCTTTAGTGGGAAGCTTGCTGAAATTATCGGAATAAATGAATCAATTATGCTGTCGTATATTCATGAGATTTACCAAGCTGGATCGGAAGAAGGGTTAGAATACGATGGGTATAAATGGGTAAAGTTGCCAATGAGTGATTTAATTAGAGGTCTCCGCTTTTGGAGTGGCTCAACAATCAAACGGATCATTGCCAGTCTTGAAGAGAAGAAAGTATTAATCAGCATCGTAAAAAATGATGATTTGTTTGATAGAACTAAAAGTTACCGCATTGACCATGATTTGCTAGATAAATTGGTAAGCGGTGAATAGCCATGGATGATCGCTTTGTAAGGGAACCTCACTGGATCACTCATTATTTAGAACGTTCCGACATGAATATGACCCAATCAAGAATATTTCATGTTGTAAAGAGGATGACATTTGGTTTTCATGAGGAAGAAGCTTATTGTACTCAATCCTATCTTGCAAAACGGACTGACTGCAATCAGAGGCAGATAGCTCGTGAACTTAAAAAAATGGTCGAAAAAGGAATACTGCTTGAACGTTTTGAAGGTAAAAAGAGATGGCTCAAAATTAATCCAGATATATCAAAAATGAACCATCAAAACGCTGGCTATGTCTCATTAGACATATCTGGCTATGACTATTCAGACATAGTAGACTATGACTATTTAGACACACATATAAAGAAACTATCTAAAGAAACATATCTAAAGAAAGATAATAATAATACATCGATTCTAACGAATACGATGGCTGTATATTATTTATCTAATTATGATTCAGGATATAAAGAAGATATAGAACAAGCCTTGGAGTATTACTATGATTGTTACAAGAAAGTGACAGGTAAAACACATCCAAAGTTAAAACCTGAGCAGTTATATTATGCTTATGAGCAAATTGAATCTGTAGCAAGTGAAGGTTATGGAGTAGAAGACATTATGTATGAGTTTTTTACAACAGTTAAAGAGACAGACTATAACCTTAACCACTTTGTATCAGATGGAATTATTCATACATTGAAAGAACGATGTAAATAAGGTGTTCTTATGACAGTCAACCAACTCATAGAGATTCTTTTACAATATCCAGGACATATCGAGGTAAGGAAAGAGCAAGGACTGATCTTGCATGAGATTAAGGCAGAGGAAGTTATTATCTACGATTATGGAGAACATCAGACATTGGCGATATAAGTCACTCTAACGAGTGGCTTTTTTTAATGCGATCATATTTGAATTGGGAGTGAATGAACAATGACCAAACAGAATAAGCAATCACTCAAGAGCGTTGCTGCTATAGCAATTGCTCTTTTTTATTGTATTAATGTGCAGAGTATCAATAAGGATGTACCAAAGCAACTGGCTAGGCAGGATGAGTTAGAGACATCCTTTCAACATGATAGTAACAGAGAGACTACAAGAGCTTTCTAGGCGCTATATAGGTAGTGTAGTTAAAGTGTCTACTTAATATATTGCGCGCGTCTCCGTGGCGCACAAGGCTTCTGGCGAAGGTAATGGGTCCTTCTGGGGGTTCTAGAAGACAGCGGGTCTAGCGAATCCCGAAAATCCGCTAGATTTAAAAAAATAAATTTAGTTCCGTTTCCGTTTCCGATAAGGAATATTTATCAATTTTGAAAAATCGCTTCAAATTAGGTCGGAAAAAGCGAATCTACTAATAACTGCTCAAAAGCGGAAGTGAGGTGCAAATAATGGCTAAAAACAAAGCGGAACAGATAAAAGTGAGTGAGATGATTGTCGGTACTGCGGAATTGGCGGCTATTATCGGCAAATCTGACCGCTGGATCAGGAAGATAACTGGCGAGGGAGTGCTCAAGCAAGTTGAGCGCGGCAAGTATGTCTTAGCAGACGCTGTGCAAGCTTATATCCTACATGTGGAAGGTGGTAGTCGTGATGATGGAAAACCAACCTATCAAGATCATAAGACAGAGCACGAACGGATTAAGGCTGAAATTGCCGCCTTAGAGCTTGCTGAAATGCAAGGGAAGTTGCATAAGGCAGAGGACGTAGAAGCGGTTATGAATGACATGCTCAGCGCTTTTAGGCAGCGTGCAAGGGCAATCCCAACTAGGTTGGCTCCTGAACTTGTAGACGAATCGAATTTGCAGGTTGTGAAGAGCAAGCTTGCAGATGCGATTGACGAAGCGTTGTATGAACTATCGGACTACGATCCTGAAAGTTTTAATGATGACGCAAGGAATGATGCTGATGGCGATTGATAAGAAAACTGTCACGTTATTTCGAAGCATTGCTAAAATCGTTGCTCCACCTCCGAAATTAACGGTTAGTGAATGGGCTGACACATATAGACAGCTTTCCGCAGAAGCATCTGCCGAGCCTGGTCAGTGGAGAACATCAAGAGTGCCGTATATGAAAGAAATTATGAACGCTCTTAGTGACGAGCTCATTGAGCGTATTGTCATCATGTCCAGTGCTCAGGTAGGTAAAACAGAGTTGCTGCTTAACGCAATTGGCTATTACGTTCATCAAGACCCTGCACCGATCATGCTCGTGCAACCAACTTTAGAAATGGCAACAGCATTTTCAAAAGACCGACTTTCGCCAATGACGAGGGATACGCCTGAGATCGCTAAAAAAATGTCAGATGCTAAGAGCAGAAACAGCGGGAATACAATGCTGCATAAGACTTTCGCGGGCGGTCATATCACTATGGCAGGTGCTAACTCGCCAAGTTCTCTTGCTTCTCGACCAATAAGAATAGTTCTTGCCGATGAGGTTGACCGTTTTCCATTGTCTGCAGGAACCGAAGGTGATCCAGTAACGCTAGTGACTAAACGGACCACAACCTTTCACAATAGAAAGATTGTCTTGGTTAGTACGCCGACTATAAAAGGTGCATCGCGGATCGAAACAGCGTACAACGAAAGCACAATGGAGCAGTGGTGTGTGCCTTGCCCTTCTTGTGGTCATTATCAGCCTTATCAATGGGCGCAAGTTAAATTTGATTACGACAAGGTTAAAAAGCAGTGTACTGATGTTTACATGGCCTGCAATGAATGTGGATCCTGCCATTATGAACGCGAATGGAAGCAAGGTACCGGCAAGTGGGTTGCTCGTGCAACAGCTAATAAAACACGGGGATTCCACTTAAATGAGCTCGCATCACCTTGGAAATCTTGGAATGCTATCGTTGAGGATTTCCGAGAAGCCAACACAAACGGTGCTGAATCCTTAAAAGCTTGGGTGAACACATCACTTGGTGAAACGTGGGAAGAAAAGGGCGAGCAACTAGACGAGCAAGCTTTATACAATCGACGCGAACTTTATCATGCTGATGTACCTGAAGGTGTGAAGATTCTAACTGCAGCAGTCGATACGCAAGATAATCGCTTTGAAATTGAGGTTCAAGGGTGGGGAGCTGGCTTTGAGAACTGGCGTATTGAGTATCATGTAATTTATGGTGATCTCAAGCAGCCGCAAGTTTGGAATGACCTTGATGAGTATCTAAAACGCACCTGGACAGATATTGAAGGTAACAAATACAGCATTGCCTGCACCTGTATGGACAGCGGCGGTCACTTCACAAACGAGGTTTATATATGGACTAAGCAACGCAACAACAGGCGTATATTTGCAATTAAAGGCGAATCCACAGGAGATGGCACATACAAGCCGCTGATTATTGGGAAATCAGAGAACAATCGCTATAAGGCTGTTGTATTTAGGCTAGGTGTTGATGAGGGTAAGTCAAAGGTTGTCAGCGCCTTGAAAACGCCAATGGTTGACGAGAACGGTGAGAAGTTAAACGGATACGTACACTTTCCACTAACAACACCTGAACGTCACAGGGGCTATGAAAAAGATTATTTCGACGGCTTAACCGCTGAGACACTGCAGCAACGTGTCAGACTTGGTAAGCCGTATTTTGTGTGGGTAAAAACGAAGCCGCGAAATGAACCGCTTGACTTAGCGGTATATAATCGAGCAGCTATTGAGCTTTTATCACCTGATTTAGATAGTATGGAGCCGTATTGTACTAAGGTTGTTGGGAGCTCGATAGTTTCTAGCCCGGTTGCTCGACAAGCTCGACAACGCAGAGGTTCTAAAGGGATCTAAGCTGGAAGGGAGGTGAAAGGAAGATGCGACAAAGATACACTTTGGAACAAGCACAAAAACATTTAGATGCTTGGATTGCTGCTGAATTAGCATTATCAACAGGTCAAGAATACACAATCGGCAAACGTACTCTTACTAGAGTTAATATCGACGAAGTGATGCAACAAATACGATATTGGCAACAACAAGTTGATATAGCAAATGGGGTTGCAAAATCTCGCACGCGTCGTATTGTTCCGATGGATCTATGAGCGAAAAAGAATTTGCATCAACTACTGCAACTGAGGTCAGTAAACCTGTAGTGGTGAAGGTTGTGAATCAAGGGTATGGACATCATGGAGCAAGTAAAATGCGTAAGTCATTAAAGGCATGGAATCCGCTAGCTGGCGATGCTGATGCTGATATCCATAAAAACCTTGAAGACCTCAGACCGCGCTCGCGTGATTTATATATGGGTGGTGCTATTCCAGCGGGTGCTATCAAGACCATGCGTACTAACGTTGTGGGAACTGGATTAAAGTTAAAGCCTGCTTTTGATTCAGAATATCTCAACCTTACTACCGAGCAAGCGAATAAGCTCAAGCGACAAATTGAACGTGAGTTTGCGCTTTGGTCTGAATCGAAGGATTGTGACGCGACTGGCATGCACAACTTTGCTGAGCTTCAGCAGCTAGCTTTTTTAAGTTGGTTGATGAGTGGCGATGTATTTGCTATTTTACCTGTGCTAAAACGTCCACATTCGGTTTATGACTTGCGGATCAAGTTAATAGAAGCGGATAGATGTAGCACGCCTAAAAACAGCGCTAAAGTCATTCTAGACCCTAACAAGATACAACAAGGGGTTGAGGTTGATTCTGATGGAATGGTTTGCGCGTACTGGTTCAGTGATTACCATCCTGCATCTGCAAGTTACTACGCTAACAATAATTGGAGACGCGTTGAGCTCATAGGTAAAAGAACTGGAAGACGAAACGTACTTCACTTAATGGAAGCTGAGCGACCTGAACAGCGCAGGGGTGTTCCGATTCTAGCACCTGTAATAGAAGCTTTGAAGCAACTAGAACGATACACAGAAGCTGAGTTAATGGCAGCTGTGATAAGTGGAATGTTTACAGTGTTCATTGAAACTAAAAATGAACCCGATGAGGTGTTGGGGGTTTCATTAACCAATCAATCGGGTGATCCAATACCACAAAGTGATGAGGAAGTTGGATTAGGGAATGGAGCCGTGCAATTTTTACAGCCTGGTGAAGAAGCTAAGGTAGTTAATCCAGGCAGACCTAATGCACAGTTTGATCCATTTGTTAATTCGATCATTCGTCAAATCGGTGCAGGATTGGAATTACCTCCTGAGTTGATCTTAAAGCACTTTACAGCTAGCTACTCTGCTAGCCGAGCTGCATTGTTAGAAGCTTGGAAAAAGTTCCGTATGATGCGGAGCTGGCTTGCTTCTGATTTTTGCCAACCGATCTATGAGGATTGGTTTATTGAAGCTGTTGCAAAAGGGCGTATTGATGCACCAGGCTTTTTTGATGATCCTGCTATATTCAAAGCCTACACAAAGGCAGAATGGCACGGACCATCGCAAGGGCAACTTGATCCAGTCAAGGAAGTTAACGCAGCTATACTGCGTGTGGACAATGGCTTCAGCACTCGCCAACGTGAAGCGGCCGAGCTTACTGGCAGTGAATACGAAAATAACGTCACTCAGTTGGCATACGAGCAGCAATTACGAGAGGGTAACGGGGTAACACATGGTCCAGCTCAGACTACATCGGAAGGGGGTGATGAAAATAGCAAAGAAGATTAAACTTAACGGACCTGTAATCAGTGGAATTTCTGCACGTATCTATGAATGGATTGGGTTAGATGCCATATCTCCAAATAGGGTGCTGAATGAATTGGAAAAAGCCGGTGGAGAGGATATTGAGCTATACATCAACAGTGGTGGCGGTTCAGTATTTGCTGGCAGCGAGATATTTACAGCGCTCAAGGAGTATCCAGGTAAAATAACTTCAAAAATCACAGGGGTAGCGGCATCAGCAGCTACTTTTTTTGTGCTAGCTTCAGACGAAGTTTATATTTCTCCGCTAGGACAGATGATGATTCATAACGCAGCAACATCAACTGATGGAGATAGATTTGCACATGCTTCGAATCTTGAAATGTTGGAAGGTGTGGATAAAGCAATTGCAAAGGTCTATCAAGGAAAAACCAAGATGTCCGATTCTGATTTATTGAATTTCATGCGAAAAACAACTTGGATGAATGCTGATAAATCGGTTCAAATGGGATTTGCAAATGGCGTGATGTTTGAAGAAGAAGCAGATGCATCTAATAGCGCTAATGCTGGATTTGAGTTGCCTGAAGAGGTGATTGATAAACTCAAAGATGTTCTTTTGAAAAATGTCATGGCAAGCATGCCTATTGATGGGGTCATGAACAACGTTGAGCCAATTAATTCTATGCAGGAAGCACAACAACAAACAAACGAAAGGAATGATAAACCAATGAATCTAGAGGAACTGAAGAATCAGCATCCTGATCTATACAACGAGGTTTTGAATGCTGGTAAAGAAGAAGGGGTAAACGCAGAGCGCGCACGAATTACGGCGCTAAATGATCTTGCTAAGTCTCCAGGTGCTAGTGCAATCGTAGCAGAAGCAATTAACAACGGTGAAGATGTAGGGGCTACAGCAATTAAGATCGTACAAGCTTCTGCTCAGCATGTTCAAAACGTTGCTGCTAACCGTCAAGCTGACGCTCAAGATAGTGGAGCTAATAATGTGCCCGGCGCTGCCGCACCACAGAACAATGGAAACCAAGACACAGAAGCAACCAACTTACTGTTAAACGCAGTGAATTCATTATCGGGAGGTAACTAATTATGAATCTAGTAAACAACAATTTCGGCACAAGCTCAGTCGATAACTTGATTTCTGATTCTAAGCATCCGATTGATGTACGTTCTATCGTGATCGCTTCGGGCCAAGGGAAATTAACGCGCGGTACCGTGATTGGGATAATCACAGCTAGCGGCAAAGGCGCGAAGGTAGATAGCTCTAAGTCTGATGGTACACAAACTGCAAACTGTATTTTGACTGATGATATCGATGCTACAAGCGCTGATGTAACAACAACAGCCTACATCACAGGTACGTTCAATCCTGATGAATTGGTGTTTGGTGGTACTGACACAGCAGCAACACACGCAACCAAGCTACGTGAACTTGGAATCTTCCTAAAAGATATGATCGGGGGTTAATTGAATGACAACTATTCCATTATACAAAACTACAACAATGCTGCCAGCTATCGAGAAATTACCACCACTTCCAACGTATATTCTCGATACATTTTTCCCAGGCTTCGACACGTTCGTTACTGAGACGGTAATGTTTGATTATTTCAAAGGCAGCCAACCAATGGCTCCGTTCGTTGCTCCACGCGTGGGCGGCATCACTATCGCTCGCGAAGGCTTCAAAACAAAGCAATACACAGCACCGAAAATTGCGCCACAACGCATTTTAACCGCTGATCACTTAGGGGATCGTGGCTTTGGTGAAGGTGTATTTAGTACTCGTACACCTGCACAACGTCAAGCGGAAATTCTACTGAAAGATGCGAAGCAACTTGATGATATGATCACTCGTCGTATTGTTTGGATGGGCCGTGAATTGCTTCTAGGAAACACAATTACCGTGAAGGGTTATATCGATAAAAACGATTCTAATTACGTAGAAGACACGATTGACTTCAACTTCACACAAAAAACCACACTTACTTCCACTGCAAAGTGGGATGATGCTGGTTCAGCTGGTAAGAAAATTGAGAACCTTGAAACTTGGAGAGATGCAGTAATTGATGCGGTTGGCGAAGCTCCAAAGATGGCAATCTTCGGGAAAACTGCTCTTAAAGAGTTCTTGAAGGATAGCCAAGTGGAGAAACTTCTCGTTCAAGTTAATGCTGGTCAGTTGGTCATTAAACCTCAAGTCCAAGCTAATGGAGTAACGTACATTGGTTATATCCCGCAGCTTGATCTTGAAATCTACACTTATGGGGCAACGTTTGTAGATGATGCGGGAGTGAAACAACAATTCATTCCTGCGAACAAAGTTATCCTTGCCAATGCTAACATCGGTAAAGTTGTTTACGGTGCAGTTACTCAAATGGAGCAAGATGGCCAATTCCACACTTATGAAGGTAAACGTGTTCCAAAAGTATGGAGTGACCAAAACGCAGACGCTCGTATGATTCGCTTAACATCTCGACCAATTCCAGTGCCGCATGATGTTGATGCTTGGTACGTGGCTACGGTACTATAGGAGGGTTTACTAATGGCTATTGTAGTTACAGTAGGTACTATTAATGATGGCAATAAAGTGTATCAAACTGGTGAAGTAATCACTGGTTTAACTGATGAACAAGAGCAAGAATTAGTTGAATTAGGTGTGGCTGCTATCACTGCTGAGCCTAAGGTAGATAAAGCTGAAGGAAAAGGGAAACCAAAAGCAGGTGAATAACCATGAGCCTTTTCAAAGATCAGGTAGCGGCAGATATTGCTGCTACCTTTATTAATTTCGATGAGTTTGCGACCGAGCATGACATTGATGGCGAGAATCTTACAATTGTGCTTGACAGCAATCTGAATACTGGCAATAAGTTCAAGGGAGTTACCGAGGATGGTGTATACCTCAATCACATTACCTTTTTTGTTGCTGAAAATGTACTTGGCTATCGTCCAGTCGAAAATGACCATATGACTTTTGATGGTTATCCTTGCACCGTTGCGTCCTGTGATGAGGACTTTGGGCTACTCGAAATTACACTTGAGGTGAATCGCTCATGAGCTTTTTTGTGATAGACACTAAAGAGTTTCGCGAATCATTAAACGAGATAAAGAAAATGAACAATCGAATGCCTAGAGCGATAAATTCCGCATTAATCAGGAGTGCTCAAACCATTCGAACGGCTGCAGCTCGTAAGGTGAGGGAGATTTACTTTGTAAAACATGGCGAAGTCTTAAAGAAAATCCATGTTAAAAAAGCCGGTGGCGGTAAGTTAGGTATGACTTTGGAATCGAGAGATCGAGCGATACGCTTAATAAATTTCAAGGTCAATCCTAAGAGTAAACCGAACAAGATCCCCAAAGTCATTAAGGCAGGTGTTAAGCGAAAAGGCGGTGTTAAAAAGGTTCACCATGCTTTTGTGGCAATCGTCAGAGGTGGGCATACAGGAGTGTTTAAGCGTGCACCTCATTCAAAACATCGAAAAACATCAAGCGGCATATGGTCGCAAGGCCCTATCGAACAGTTGAGAGGGCCAGCTATACCAGTCATGTTGTCGCAAGATGGGATTGTAGAACATATTCGTGAGGTTGCGGTAACGACGATCAATAAACGCCTTGACCACGAAATTAATCGGCAAGTGTTTGGACAGGGGGCTAGTAAATGACGGTAAATGTGCTAATCATGGAATTGAAAAAATTCATCGAGCACCAAGTCAATGACTACGCTGCTGGATTAAACGACATCAGTGAATTTGCTAAGGTAAGGGTATTTGATTGGGTACTCCCTCAGAAAAATTCCAGAAATCAAGATACTAATGACTTTCCTTACATCGTGGTTTCGGCTATCAAGGGTAGAAATAATTCAGAGGAAAACATTGTTGAAGTACATCTTGAATTTGGGATATACGACAAAGGTGATGAGATTGATGGCCGAATACATCAAGGTGGCTTCTATGACCTCATGAATTTGATGACGCATGTGCAAATGAGTTTGGAAAAAGCATCTGTCATCGCCAATCGATACACATTGCAAGATGAGTACCTTTGGGAGATACCGGAAGGACAGCCGTATCCTTATTACGTTGGTGTAGCATTGGCGAAGTTTAATATACGAAACATTCAAGATGAAAGGGAGAGTGAGTTTTTACATGAGTGATGTAAAAGAAGAAATTCTAAAGGAAAAGCCGCAAGAAAAGAAGAAAGACGCTCCTAAGTCCAAGAAGCCGCAAACCTTAATCTACGTGGGGCCAAACTTACAAGGCGGCGTACTTTCACAATACACGACTTTCCGAGGCGGTTTGCCTGAACATATCGAAGCACTTAAGGAAAAATATGAGGGCTTTGATAAATTGTTTGTCGAGCCTGCTGCACTAACAGCCTTTGAACAGAAAGTGAAACAAGTCGGTACAGTGCAATATCAGGCTTATCAGAACGCTTTACAAGGAGGTAAATAATAAATGGCATATAAACATGGGGTATTTGTTTCAGAGGTGCCTACGGCGATTACACCACCTGCTAGCGCATCGTCTGTGCCTGTAGTATTCGGCACTGCACCAGTTAATCTATCCAAACGAGCACAAGCGCCAGTGAATGAGCCAGTGCTCGTTTTTTCGTATGCGGAAGCAGTTGAAGCATTCGGTTATTCTGATGATTGGAGTTTTACATTGTCGGAATTCATTTACTCACACTTTGCACTATATGCGATGTCTCCTGTTGTGCTTGTTAACGTACTAGACCCTGCTACACACAAGACTGCCCTTACAGCACAAACAGTCAATGTAACGAATGGTATTGCAACACTAGCACAGCAAGGTGTGTTACTGGCAGGGTTAGCTGTAAAGTCTAGCGACGGTACCACAACTTACGTCATCAACGAAGATTATACGTTAGGTTATGACGTTAAAGGTAACTTAGTAGTACAAATTGTTGAGGATGGAGCTGCAGCTGCGGCAACGTCTTTACAAATCAGTGGCAACAAACTTGATCCTTCAGCTGTAGATGGTGACGACATCATCGGTGGCATTGTAGCAGGGCAACCAACGGGGCTTGAATTGCTTAACGAAGTGTTCCCGCGCTTTAGACAAGTGCCTAGCCTTGTACTTGCTCCTGGTTATTCTCATCTGCCAGCAGTCGCAGCTGTAATGACAGCCAAGGCGGGTAATATCAATAGCTCGTTTAAGGCACTTGCTTTAACGGATCTGCCGGCTAATCAATCTTATACCGCAACTGTAACATGGAAAAATGATAATAGTTACGCATCTGAACGACAAGTTAATTGCTACCCTAAAGTACAACTAGGAGATAAAATCTATCACCTATCTACACAGTTAGCTGGTGTATTGTGTTCGACAGATGTTGCGAATGGCGGTATCCCTTATGTATCTCCATCGAATAAAGCACTTCAAGCTACCGCATCAGTATTAAGTGATGGGTCATCCTTATTTTTAGGTCGAGATCAGGCTCAATACCTTAACGGCGAGGGAATTGTAACAGCACTTAACTTTGTTGGGGGTTGGAAGGCTTGGGGCAACCGCACAGGCGCATATCCTGCTGTGACTGATCCTAAAGACAGCTTTATTCCAGTACGACGTATGCTAGATTGGATTGCTAACACGGTCATTCTTACCTATTGGCAGTATCTCGATGATCCTATTTCTCGCCGTATGATCCAAGCTATCACTGATAGCGTAAACGTGTGGTTGAATGGCCTTACTGCTCAAGGCGCTATTCTTGGTGGTCGGATCGAGTTTTTGGAATCCGAAAATCCTAGCACAAGCTTGATGGACGGTATTATTACATTCCATATGTACGTTACTCCACCAAGTCCAGCGAAAGAAATTAACTTTACCCTCGAATATGATCCACAGTATTTGAGCGGATTATTTAGCTAGGAGGTATAGACAATGGCACAAAATGTGATTCCTGAAAAGTTAATTAACTACTCCGTCTATCAAGATGGATCGAAATATCTCGGTGTCGCTGACGTAACGTTACCGACAATCACAGCAATGTCTGATTCCTTTAGTGGAGCTGGAATTGCGGGGGAGATTGACAGCCCGACAATTGGTCATTACTCGGCAATGTCTGTCTCCATGACGTGGAGATTGGTAACTCCTGAAGCTGTCGGTTTAATGTCGCCAGGTGTAAAACAGCTTGATTTCCGTATGGCGCAGCAGTCGTATGATCGTACTGGTGCATCCGTATCTTCTGCTGGACTAAAGGTTTCAATTCGCGCAATCCCTAAAAGCTTTGATCTCGGAACGCTCAATGCAGGGCAAACAACTGGCACAACAAACGAGCTAGAAGTCATCTACATCAAGATCACTGATCAATCAAATAAAGTTCTAGTTGAGATTGATAAAATGAACTTTAAAGCTGTGTTTAACGGTGTGGATGCATTAAAAAGTGTGCGTACACAGCTGGGCATGAACTAGGAGGGCATTTATGAATAAGTATAAATTAAAAAAAACAGTAAATTACGAGGGTGTTGAGATCACTGAGCTTGATCTGAATTTCGATGTTCTCACTGGTAAAGACATTGCTAGTGCAGAGACGCAATACCGGGCTGCTGGTCATGATGACACTGTGTTTGTAAAAGAAATGAATAAGACGTACCTCGCTTACGTTGTGGCTATTGCCGCTAAAGTAATGCCTGATATGGTGTTTGAATTGTCGGCGCGTGATTTTGTGGCTGTAACAAATAAGGCTCGAAATTTTTTGCTACTTGGGGCCTAAATAAAAAGGGGGTTCGTGAGCTAGCTGTTTTCTTGGCTAAGCATACGAATACCCCTGTTTCTTTTTATTTAGACCTAACAATACGTGAAATCATGGACTACTTAGACATCCTGATTAATCTCAGCAAGAAAAATAAGTGAGGTGAGAGTGATTGACGAAAGGTAGAGAATACGAGGTTGCCTTTAAGATCGGCGCTGAACTAGAAGCGAGTTTTAAGAAAACTCTCGGACTGACTGAGCAAAATCTTGCTGAGATTAATCGAGAGGTTAAGAAAATCACAGGCAGTAAAGGCTTTAGTGACATGGAAAAGGACTTGCGGAATGTTAACCGTAAGTTTAATGAGCTAGAAGATTCGGCGCGTGATTTTGGCGGCGTGATGAAAAACGTTGCTGAGCACGTAGGAGCTTTTGCGTTGCTTGATAAAGGTGCTGAAGCCATAACAGGCATGATTGATGCTGTAGGTGATTATGGCATGGCTATGTCGCAGATACAAGCTGCTACAGGGCTCACAGCGAAGGATATGGAAGCGATCAGCCAAACCACGAAAGGATTATATACATCTGGTCTAGGAGAATCCTACAACGATCTAGCAGACGCTGTGACACTTACTAGACAGATCACGCAAACGCAAGGTGAAGAGCTCGACAACCTAACGAAAAAGGCGCTTATTTACAAGGATGTCTTTGGTGAGGATATAGGTGAATCAATACGTAGTGCTGACGTGCTCATGCGACAGTTTAACATTTCAGCCGATGAAGCCTTTAACCTTATGGCGCAAGGGAATCAACGTGGACTGAATAAAACGAATGAGCTTCTTGATACAATCAATGAATTTTCTCCACAGTTCAAGGTCCTTGGATATAGCGCGGAAGAAATGTTTGATTTCTTCGCTACTGGCTTGGATGCAGGAGCTTGGAACCTAGATAAAGTCGGTGACTTGGTTAAGGAGTTTGATAACCGCATTAAAGATGCAGGAGACGCTGCGGCACAAGATGCGCTTGCTCAGTTGTTTGCTCCTCCTGATATCGATGAATTTGCTAAAGCTCTGAAGAAAGGTTCACAAGCTACAAAAGAGTATCAGGAGATCGTTGCTAGAACTGATAAAGATACAGCTGCTACTTTGGTGAAAAATCTACAAAAGGGCGGTAAAAAAGGCGAAGACAGCATGATTGCCCTCGCTTCTATTCTAGGTGATTCACAGAAAATCCTTGACGGAATTTCTAGTGGGAGCATACGTGGAGCAGATGCGCTTCAGATGGTTTTAGGCAAGTTGGCTGAAATCGATGACCCGATTGAAAAACAAACCATGGCTATTGCAATCATGGGTACGCAATACGAGGACTTGGGGCAGAAGGTCACTGGTGCCTTAGCAAACGTGAATAGTGAATTTGACATGACTGCTCAAACGATGTCTGAAATCGAAGCAGTCAAATACGATAACCTTCAGACTGAATTTAAGCAACTCACACGCGAATTGATGGATGAGTTTATTTTGCCATTGGCAGAGGACATCATGCCTGAAATTCGCAATTTTGTAGACTTTTTGAGTGCTAATAAAGGATTGATTAAAAACCTAGCTTTGATTATTCCTGGAGCTATGGCTGCTAAAGGCGTAGCAAATGGCATTAAATCGATGACAAACATGTCAAAAGCAGCTATGGAAACTGCTACAGGGATGGGGAATGTAGGTAAGGCTACAAAAGCATTTGGAATAGCTAGTAGTCTGCTAGGTGGTCCAATTGGTATAGGAATTACTGCTGTATCTGCTTTGACGATGGGTGTTATGGAATATAAGCGTCAACAAGAAAAGGCTCGTGATGAATTGTTAAACATGGGCGAGGATGTTAAAGTCGCTTATGATAATTATCAATCCGTACAAGAGCATACGAAGCAAGTTAGTAATCTAATTACTGAATATGATGAGTTAAAAACAGTTATAGGGAATTCTGCAACGCCTACGGATGAACTAGAAGCAGCGCGTGCTAGATTGTTAGAGATCGAGCAGCAACTCATTGACTTGAATCCGGATATATTAAGAGCTGAGGATGCTAAAAGTGGTAAGTTTAGAGAACAACTTGGATTGGTTGAAGAAATCGAAAAAACAAGGAATGAAATGGCGAAAAGAGACTTGGAAATCATGTTTTTCGATAGCCAATCTAAAGTTGGAGAGTTGGAAGATGAATATAACAAGTTACTAACTAGTTTAGGTAAATACGATCAAAAGTATCAAGATTCTCTTTCAACATATCAACAATATTTTCAGTATTACAATGAATATCAAGAGATACTGAGAGATACTACATTATCATACGAAGAACTTAATAATAAAATTGATGAGTTCCGTAGGAAAATTGAAGGAGAAACCGGGCTAAGCTTCGAGAATATGGATTTCGTCAGGATTAATCTTGAGGAAGCTGAAAGTGATTACAAGAAATACGGTGAATTGTGGAAAAAAACCACCGAAGAAATAGCTACGGCAGATAAAAGTTTTCAATCAATTTATGATACAGCAAAAGCATACATCGAAAGTAATCTTGGCGGCACACTTGAGGAGCAGGCAGCGAAATTTGGTGAAATGTCAGAAGCCGAACAGCAAGCTTTCATAAAGGCGCTTGAAGATGTGGCTGCATTAAACAAGGAATTAGACTTGCTACCGTCCGAGAAAAAAATAAACGTACAAGTGATTTATGACGAAGCGCGTGGACTTCAATATGCACCTTCACACATCAAAAATACTGCGCCTGATTATCGCTATTTCGATCAATACGCTGATGGCGGTTTTGCAAGCAAACCTTCGATTTTTGGTGAAGCAGGTCTTGAAGCCGCAGTCCCGATTGATAACCGACCAAGATCCCATGCGATACTAGATGAGGTTAACCGACTAATGGGGCATGACGTGCCTACGATCAACACCGTTTATCAACCTACACCTGCTATCGAGCTTATGGAGCGCATGGATCAAATGACCAACTACAACTCTAGCGAGAATAATATTAACGTTGAATTTTCGCCACAAATTACGATTCAAGGCAATGCCGATGAATCAGTAGCTAGGCAAATTGAACAAGCGGTGGCAGGCGAACGTGAACGTTTTGAAGCTTGGTTTAGTGAAATGATGTTGCGAGAAGGGAGGCTTGCATTTAAGTGACCTATACAACAATACAAGGCGATATGTGGGATGACATAGCATACAAGGTATATGGCATTGAATCGTACATGGTGCTGCTTATGCAAGCCAATCCTGAGCACGCTAATACGGCTGTTTTTGGTGCGGGTGTAGTGTTGTCTATGCCCGAGCTCCCAGACGTTACTGACGAAGACCTACCGCCTTGGAAGAGGGTGTAAAGCATGAGTTTAGATAACAGACGAGCAGAGGTAGAAATAACTTATGAGGGCGTAAATATCACTCAAGATATTGCGCCTTTTTTGTTGTCATTTAGGTACACCGATAACGGCACTGGTAAGGCAGATGATATAAGTATCACGCTGCAAGACAAGGACGGTAAATGGCGTAATCCTTGGATGCCAGTTGATGGCGATAAGATCAGTGCTAATATCGTCCTCTATCATTGGGAAAAGCACGGCGTAGTGCAGCGCGTTAAGTGCGGTACGTTTTATGTTGATACAGTAAGTTATGGCGGTCCTCCTGATACGATCACGATTGGAGCTGTCTCATATCCTGTTGCTGGCGGTCTCAAACGTGAAAAGAAAACAAAAGCATGGGAGAAAGTCACTTTCAAACAAATCTCTTCTCGAATAGCTTCAGATGCTAAGCTCAAATTAATCTTTGAGACAACAGATGTTAAATATGATCGTATGGACCAGACGGAGCAGTCGGATATTGCTTTTTTGGCGCAACTTGCTGAAAAGGAAAGTGCTAGTGTAAAAGTCACGAATGACACAATTGTTATCTATGACGATTATAAGTTTGAAAATACAAAGCCAGTGAGAGAGATCGAGCGCGGTAAGAGTAACTTGAAAAAATATGGATTTTCTCGGAATTTTGACGGTGTAGGATATGCCAAATGTACAGTTAGCTACAGTAAAACAGTTAAAAAGCAAAAGCAGACAATCACAGGTAGTTTTACTATACCGGGCAAACAAGGACCTACGCTAAAGATTCAGGAACGCGTTGAATCGACTGCTGAAGCCGTCCGCAGAGCTCGCAATGAGCTGCGAAATCGGAATAAACAAGCGAACAAAGCTAGTTTTACATTACTCGGTGATCCTAAACTCGTTCAAGGCGTAACGGTTGAGGTTCTTAAATTTGGAAGATTTAACGGTAAGTACTTTACTGAATCAGTCACGCACTCGATTGGAGGTAGTGGATATGAAACGAGTATTCAATGCAGAAAGGTGTTGACGTTCTGATATGAATCGATTAATCCGAGAAGGAACTGTATCTAATCGCAACGTCACGGATGGCACAGTCAAAGTTATATTTGGGGACCAAGACAACATGGTAACTGGTTGGTTACCAGTAGTTGTTCCAAAACATCTTGAAGATAGTTCATTAGCTATCCCTCATATTAACGACACAGTGGTATGTCTATTTTTAGAATCAGGATTAGAAGATGGCTACTGCTTAGGTGTGCTACATCAAGGTGGTGCAAGCTCATGATGGTTGGCTCTTTTGGATCATTGGTTTTTATGGTATCACTCAAAAAAACAATGACGTTTGAAGGCTTTAAGCGAAGCACAGAAGCACGTTGGGCTAAGCATGATGTACACCTTAAAAACCCTATATCTGAATATCTAGGACCTGGACAGGACACGGTTACTTTTGACATGGTGTTTGATGTTGCGTTTGGTGTTCGACCACGAAATGAGCTAGAGCGGATAATGGTGTTATGTCGTGATGGTGTACCGCATCGATTGGTCGTTGGCGGTGTGCCGCTTGGTGCTAAGCAATGGGTGATTACATCCTATGATCAAACATGGGATAGATTTGACGGAAAAGGTAACGTCATAAAAGGCGGTTGCACAGTCACAATGAAAGAATATGTTTAGGGGGCGAGTTGAATGTATGAAACGACTGTAAATCTAAGTGCTATAAACTTCGCTCCGTCCAATACACTTGATGAAATACAGCAAAATCTCGTTACACTATTAAGTACAGCAGCAGGCTCGGTACCGCTAGACAGAACTCTAGGCATCGACATGTCGGCATTAGATCAACCGATGGAAATAGCTAGTGCGTTAATTGTGGCGGCAGCCATAGACGCTATAGAGATGCATGAGCCTCGTGTTGTTGTTAAGTCGGTGACAACGACCTTTAACGAAGATGGTCAGTTGGTACCTGTTGTGAACTGGGAACTTGCAGAGGGGGTGAACGTTTGAATATTTACGATTTACCGGACATTAATTTTATTGATGTAGATACCGAGCAAATAAAAAATGCAGTCATCACAACGTTTGAAGCCTTGAGCGGTCGTAAGCTGTATCCAGCTGATCCGATAAGGCTTTTTTTGTTGTCGCAAGCCAATACCATCATACAGCAGCAAATGCTCATTAACCAAGTCGCTAAACAGAATCTACTGCGTTATGCAAATGACAATAAGCTCGATCATATCGGAGCACTGACAGAGACTAGCAGACTGCAAGCAACAGCAGCTATTGATACTGTGCGATTTACGTTGTCGGCTCCTCAACTAAGCGCGGTGCCAATACCGCTAGGCACACGAGTAACACCAGGCAATAATGTGTTTTTTGAAACAATTGAGCTTGCAGAGATTGCCGAAGGATCATCAAGTGTAGATGTTAAAGTGCGGTGTATGACGGCGGGCACAGTAGGCAATGGTTATTTACCTGGTCAAATCAATACGCTAGTTGATCCGCTACCTTATACAGCCACAGTTACTAATCTTAGTGGCAGTAGCGGCGGCACTGACATTGAGACCGACGACAATTATCGCGAGCGCATTTATACGTCACCTTCACGCTTTTCTGTTGCTGGACCAAGTGGAGCATATGAGTATTGGGCTAAAACCGCAGTTAATGGCATTAGCGACGTGTATGTTTACAGTCCAGCGCCTTGTGAGGTTGAGGTAGTCGTACTTATGGAGGGTGGCCAGTTACCTACTCAATCTGTGCTTGATGCAGTTGACGATGTGCTTAATGACCGCACGATAAGACCTCTGACCGATAAAGTGACAATCCTAGCACCTACGCCAACAAGTTATGAGATTGATTTTGAGTACTGGATAGACATTACTGATGCAGCTGACGCAGTGACAATACAATCTCAAGTAGAGAAAGCTGTGAGTGATTATATTGCATGGCAGCGTGCAAAGATTGGTCGCAACGTGAATCCGTCTGAGCTCATACGTCGTGTAATGAATGCAGGAGCAAGGCGAGTAGAGGTTACAAGTCCGACATACACAGTCATTGATAATACAGAGGTTGCTG